GTCGGATGGTGGTTAATGGTGACGCACCAAATTCAATTTATGATTAATTTATGAAAATATTCGGAATAGAAATCGGAGGTAAAAAAGACAGCGTTGAAGTTGTTCAAGGTAATAATTACCAAGCGTTCTCAACGCCGTTTTTAAGGGTTGGCGAAGGCAATCTTTCTTTACCTTACGTTAATTCAAGACAAGTAGTTAATGGTCGAATAAGATTCGGTTCGGACGACCTTTATCCACAGCTACTTAATCAAATGTATTACACGTCACCTTTACACGGTGCTATCGTAGACTACAAAACAAACGCTGCTGTCGGCGGTGGGTTTGAATTAACCGTTGACAAGAACGCAACAGCAACAGAAAAAGTAGACGTTTACACCTTTGACAAGCGCACTAACTTAAAACAACTTGTTCCCGTACTAACGAAAGACGTTATTATTCACAATAGGGCTTACTTTTACCTTTGCTTTAACCAAATAGGAGACTTAATTAAAATCAAACACATAGGCGCGGAAAAAATTCGAAAAGACAAATACGGAGAAACATACTTTATTTGCGAGGATTGGAGCAGTCAAATCGATATTAAAGAAATAAAGCCTTACCGATGGAATTTAAAGCAACGTGAATGCTTGTATGTTTACGAAAATAAGTCAGTAGGTCAAGACGTTTACCCGTTACCGCAGTATTCAAGCGCTATGAATTGGGCTTTTTTAGACGGTGAAATGAGTTACTTGCAAAAGTCGAACATAATAAACTCTATTTTTCCATCGTTTGCAATGATGTTCCCGAAGAAACCACAGTCGGAAGAAGAAAAGATTGCAATTAAAAACACTATTGACAAGGCGAAAGGCGCACAAAACGGAGGTAAAGCAATTGCATTCTTTGCAAACAACGCGGAAAGTTTACCTAAAATCGAAAGCATTCCAACAAATTCAAACGACAACTTATTTCAAAACACGACCGAGTCAATTGATTCAAAGATTTGTCAAGCTCATATTATAGACCCTATCTTAATGGGTATTCGTGTGAGCGGAAAACTCGGGTCAGGAAGTGACATAAAACAGGCTTATATAATATTCGAAAAAAACACGATAATCCCTTTAAGAAATATTATCGAAGACATCGTAAACGACTTGTTAAAAATCGCAGACGTTAAAGCGGACTTTACTATAAACAATTTCCAAATCGTAAACGAAACAATAGTTGAACTTGATGAAAATACGAGCGCAGTTAACGACGCTTTAAACACTATGAACCCAGAGTTAGCAAAAAAGGTAATTGAAACAATGACCGTTAACGAAATTCGTGCTATGGTTGGACTTCCAGCAATTCAAGAACCGCAAACACCGACATTATGATTTACTTTATAACTGAAAACTACTTAAAGACGCAAACACCGATAACGGCAAACGTAGACGTTAACGACGTTACCCCGTACATTCGAACTCAAAGCGATATGCGAGTACAACCAATTCTTGGAACGTATTTTTACAATTATATGTTAGCGGGTTACAATGCGCAGACTTTAAACAACGACGAAGAAACACTTGTTACTTATATCCAACCAGTGGTTGCGTGGCGTTCTGCTGAAGACGCTGTTTTCGGCTTATCCTATCAACTTAAAAACAAAGGAATCCAACAACAGTTCGGTGACTATTCGAACGCGGTGACACAAAACGAAGTCGCTTTTTCGATGGAACATTACGGACAAAAGGCTAGTTTCTACGAGGCGAGGTTATTTAGATATTTAAAGGAAAACAAAGACTTGTTTCTTGAATTTATTTCAGACTTGAATAAAGATTCAGATATAAGACCAAGCAAAAAAGAAGACACGGGTTACACAACTCAAATTTTAGTACTTTGAAAACATATTTAATTACTTTGTTTAATTCGTTGTTGGTCTTTTTAAGTCCGATTAAATTTATCGTTTTACTTGTCGCATTGTCTACGATTATAGACACTTTTTTCGGTGTGTGGAAAGCTCACAAAGTCGGTGAAAGTATTCAGTCAAAAAAACTACGTCACGGATTTGTTCCTAAACTTATAACTTATTGCGCTGCGGTTATTATTACCTATGCTACAGATTACTATATTCTAAACGACTTAACTCAAACGGTTGTTGCCGTTGACCATTTAAGCACTAAACTACTCGCTTTAGTACTTATTTCAATAGAGGTCAAATCAATGGACGAGAGCTTTACCAAGGTTAAAGGTTATTCGTTTATAACCAAAATTACCAATCTAGTAAAGAAAGTTAAAGACGTTAAAAAAGAACTTCAAGAATGACAATAAACACAAATAAATTCACGTTTATTTTAATGCTTGTTTTAGCTTATATTTTATTATTTAGGTGTTCAGCTACTTACCACCTTGAGAAAGCGGTTAAAAAGGGCGTTAAAATCGATTCTAGAATTGACACGGTTCGAGTTTACTTTAGAGACTCGGTAATAAAAGACGGATTCAAAGAGTATTTTTACAACTATCGCGATACCATTATCGAGAAAAATACCGTTTACGTGCCTAAAACACGGTACGAAACACGGACAGAGTATAAAATAATCAAAGAACAAATACAACAAGACGCTAAAACAGATAGGTTAAAGGTTAAACAAGACGCAAAGACAGACCGCAAAGAAATAGCGAAAGAAAAAAAGACTTCTTGGTCAAGTGTAATGAAGTTTTTAAGCGTAATTATTGGACTTGTCTTGTTAATTGTTTTACTTTTAAAAGCAAATAAAAAAATAGGATTATGAACAACGTGAGAAAATACACAGACAAACAACTACTTGACAAGGTTAAATCTTTAGACACCTTCGAAAGTATTCCTTCAAACTATTGGGCGTTATTTGTTCGCTCAAACGAAGACGCTCCGAACTTATTCGACGATAAATGTTATATTTTCAACGGGTCAAAATTTGTGACCGTTACAACTTGCACCACAAACAAAGGGCACAAAGGTTCAGGTGTTGTTGAGGCTAACGTTTGGAATTACGACGGCTACAAACTAGGACTTCATCGCGGTAAAACACCAGCAGGTGTACAAGTAAAAGGTTTTCCATATCGTAGAGACTTTACAACAGACGGAAAAACGAACCCAACAACAGAAATAAAGAACGACATTCGAGGTTTTAATTTTCACGCAGCAACTCATAACCTTAAATCGACAATAGTAGTTAGTCAAATTGGCGGTTGGTCGGAAGGTTGTCTTGTATTCAACAACACACCTGACTACGTTAAGATTCTAAACCTATTTAAACCACAAAGGACTTGGTCTTTCGTAATTGTAGACGAATTTGAAGCGGAATAACCACCGCTTTTTTTATTTACCTAACCTTTTTTTATGCGTAGACGCTTATTCTTTGACATCGAAGTAAGCCCAAATATTGTTTTTTCGTGGCGTAGTGGGTATAAACTAAACATTGACCCTGACAACATTATTGAAGAACGTAAAATAATATGCGTTTGTTGGAAATGGGAAGGCGAAGACGAGGTTCACTCTTTAACGTGGGACAAAAAGCAAAACGACAAAAAATTACTCAAGGACTTTATTAAGGTATTGAATTCAGCTCACGAAATTGTCGGACACAATTCAGATAGGTTTGATACTAAATGGTTACGCACACGGGCAATTATTCAGGGCGTTGATATGTTAGCGTATTACGTATCAATAGACACGCTTAAAAAGGCTAAAAACGGCTTCTATTTTAACTCTAATAAACTCGATTACTTGGGTAAGGTTTTACTTGGTCAAGGTAAACTTGAAAACGGGGGGTTCGATACCTGGCGAAAGATTGTTCTTGACAAAGACGAAGATGCACTTGAACGGATGGTTAACTATTGCAAAAAAGACGTTCAAATCTTGGAACAAGTATTCCATAAATTAGAGCCTTATATAAAACCAACCCAACATTACGGTGTTATGTTTGGCGAAGAAAAGTTTTCGTGTCCTCATTGTTCAAGTTATAACATAAGACGTCACGCAATGTATGCAACCGCAGCGGGAACTGTTAAATATCAAATGCGCTGCCGAAGTTGTCAAGGTGGCACGTTTATTTTTAATCAAAAGACCTACACCGACTTATTAACATTTCAGATTAAACAGAAAAATATTACTTAAATTAGCCTTATTCTTGTTTTTCGGTTAGGTTTGAGGCAAAGAGGCGGTAGAAATACCGCTTTTTTTATGCGCTGAAAGTACAGTAAACATTGACAAACTAAAAATAATTGAAAAAAATATTAAAAAAGTTTTGCACGTTTAAAAAAGTTATGTACATTTGTAAGGTAATCAACAACGAAAAAAAACAAGAATTATGAAAGACTTTTTAAAATTTGCTTTAGCAGTTTATTTACTAGGATTAATTATCGGAATTATTGAATCACTTTAAAAACAAGAAAAATGGAAAAGTACACAGATTTACACATCGACTTAAGAGAAGAAGAAGCGGAGTTCGTTATCAAAGACAACCTCTTTATAGTAAAATTCGAGATACATAATTACGTTTGTATTTATACCTCAATGCGTTTCGAGTATTGGTCAGACGAACTAGAAGAAATCGTTGTAATTGAGCCTAAAGATTTAGAAAAACACGGTATCGATTTAGACGTTTGCGAGGACTTACACGACGAAATCAACAAAGAAATTGAAAACTGGTATTACGAAAACTACGAAGTTGACCCTGATGAAAATATCGAAGAATGGCTAGAACAAAAAATTAAATACTTTAATGCTTAAGCTATGAGAACAACCGAAAAGACAAAAGAAATCATTAACCATTGTGTTGAGGTTCACGGCGAAGAAAACGCAAAAGAACAAGCGTTAAAGACTATCGAGCAAATAATATATTTAGCACCTATCGAAGAACGTGCTTACTGGGACAAAGTAAAACAACTTTTAAATAAATAAACTATGAAAATTACACTTGAATTTGAAGACCTTGAAGAAGCTGAAGTTCACTTGCGAGGTGGCGACTATTTCAGCGCATTGCACGAATTTAAAAACTGGTTGCGCAGTGAATGGAAACACGGTGAATATGAAGAAAAAGAGTTCGAAATAGTTGAGAAGATTTACGATAGTTTCAACGATACATTAAACACTTATAAAATAGACTTATGAAAATTAGACAAGATAGTTTTTCAGAATCTTCAACTTATATTGCTTTTATGGATGGTTTACCTAAATATCAAAAACTTTATTTTAAAATTGGTAAATCAATTAATTACAATGAGAGATTAAGACAATTAAAAACATCTAACCCATTTATTAAAACAATTTTATTACAGAGTTTTGATTGTGAATATTTTTTGCATTTTCATTTAAAAGATTATAAAGTTAAAAACGAATGGTTTTGTATTAATGAAGCAACAACACCTAAAGAAGTTGCATTAATCATTCAACCTTTAATATTAAATTATTTAGAATTAAATAAAATAGACTTATGAAACAGACAGCAGTAGAGTGGTTAATTGAGCAACTGAAAGAATACAAGCATCTGTCTTATGATGAACAATCTTGGATATTTGAACAAGCTAAAGAAATTGAGAAAAAAGAAAAATTAAAATACCAATTATTTATTGGTAAGGTAATGGAAATAATAGGTGATGAAAAAACGATTAAATTATTAAGAGAATGTTACGAAACCTTTAAATAAGAATAGAATGAAAACAGCAGTTGAATTTATACTTCAAGTAATAGGGTTTACCATTATATGGTATGCGGTAAACTACAAAAGAGAAACAAGAATAAAATCTTTTTCAACTCTTTGGTTTGCAATATTTGGTTTAATGATTATTGCAGGAATTTTAATAAAAACAAATATTTAAATAAGAATAAAATGAATTATATCGACTTAAACACGATAATAGAATACTGGACTAAAAAGAAACACGAAGGCGACAAAGGCGGGACTTTCAACGTGCAACTTTATTTACAAATCTTAAAAGCAAAATCAAATGAAATACAAACGCGGTAAAATAGCAAAGATTATTGAGGTATCGTCTTTTGAAATGGTCGATTTTTACGAAGCGTGTCCTTACATTTTCGAAGGTGAACTATTGAAAACACGAAAACAAGAGGTCGTAATTTGGAGAAATATAGGTATGGTGTGGAACTGGTTAAGCGGTAAGCCACTTCAGGCAGCAGGTAAAGAGTTCGGACGCGACCACTCAACAGTTATCCACGCTATAAAACAAGTCTTAACAACATACGAAGGTTACGGATACCAAGAAATAAAAGAAAACATCGAATTAATCAAAGAAAAATCACGTTGCCACATCAAGCCGGTAGAAGATATTAACGTAAATGAGTTAAAAAATTTAGTCTTAATGGAGAATCGAATTGGTAAATTACTTAAATTAGCAGAAATCTAAAAACAAGAATAATGAAAAAACAAGAAGAAACAGTTGAGGTCGTATTGACCTTTCTACAAAAGTTGCACAACGCAAAACAATCAATTAAGAAAGTAGCGAAAAACGCTAAAAATCCACACTTTAAAAACAATTATGCCGACATTAACGCATTAATTGAAGAGGTTGAACCTATTCTTTTGGAAAACAGACTATTGTTATTACAACCTATTGAAGACGGTTACGTTTACAGTCGAATTGTTGACATTGATACCAGCGAAATCTGTGAAAGCTGTATGAAGTTACCCGAAATACAAGACCCACAAAAGATAGGAAGCGCGGTTACTTATTACAGACGTTACACTTTGCAGTCTCTTTTAAGTTTACAGGCTGTTGATGACGACGCAAACTTAAGTTCTGAAGCTGTTAAAAGTCAAAAACAAGGATTAACTCAAGAAAGATTTTTAAAAGCGTTAGAAGGCATTAAAAACGGCACTGTGTCGAAACAAGACTTATCCAAGTTTGAACTAACTAAAGAACAACTAACTAAATTAAACGAAATATGAGAACGGTAAGAAAAAAAGGAAAACAAACAGAGATTCACTGGATTGAAAGCTTAAAGGAAATAAAATACGAATTGAATACTAAAAACTATAAAAAAATAACTCCATTATTTAGGGATAGAAATATTACTGGAACTTGGACTGGTTATATGCACAAAAAAAATATTTTGTATAAAGATAATTTTGGTTATTGGAGATTTGAAGATATAACTATCGATGACAGAATAGTACAAATGTTTAGAAAATATTCTAATGAACTTGCTAAAAAAAATAGGCTTATGGTTAAAAATATGAAAATGTTAAAATCTGATTTATTCACGAATATTAAAGAGCCTATAAAAACTAAAAATATTGTTAGTGTACAAAAGAAAGAAGAAATTGGATTAATTAGAAAATTTATAAAATGGTTATGGTAATGAAAATAAGATGCTCACAATTAGGAAAAATAATGACAGCACCTCGGAGTAAATCTGAGGTGTTAAGTCAAACCGCTAAGACATACATCGAAGAACTTGCTAAAGAACACTTGTTCGGTATTAAAAAGGTGTTTAAAAGCCGTTACACGGACAAAGGTAACGAAGTCGAAGAGAAAGCAATTGAACTCACTGAAGAGGTTTTAGGATTCGAGTTTTTAACCAAGAACGAAGACTACTACCAAAACGACTATATTAAAGGAACACCCGACATTATAACGACATCGCTTGTAATTGACGTGAAAAGTAGTTGGTCAGGCGACACGTTCCCGTTCTTTGAAACCGAATTACCAAACAAAGACTATTATTACCAAGTAATGGGTTATATGTGGCTTACTGGTAAAAAGAATGCTTTAATTAGTTATTGTTTAATTAACACACCTGAAGAAATAGTAAACGATGAAATACGACGAACCGCGTGGGGTAAATACGAAATCGAACCCTCTGAAGAAACTATTCGAGATGTTATGTCTGTTCATAATTTCGACCATATACCGAAAGACAGACGAGTAAAAGCGTTCCACGTTGAATATAACGATGGCGTTGTTAACGAAATGAAAACACGAATCGAACATTGTCGAACCTATTTTAATGAATTGATAAGATGAAACAAACAGCTGTAGAGTGGTTAGCAGAACAATTTGATATTATTTTAGAATTGTATCCAAGTGAATTTAAAAAAATTAATATAGCTATTGAACAAGCTAAACAAATTGAGAAGAAACAAATAATAAATTCTTATAATAAATCTTTTGAATTAAGATATAAACCGTACGAAACGGCAGAAAAATATTATAATAAAACTTATGAAAAATGAATATAATTGAATTGTATAAAACGCACATAAATGAAAATGCTGATGGAGCAGAAATAAATAAATTATTTTGTTTATTTGGAATAGAAGGTGCTTTAATATTTAATCCATTAAACGAAGAAGATAATAAAGATATTTTAAAAAATATGCAGAATAGAAGAAATTTGTGTATTCAATGGATTCTAAAAAATAGCAAATTAAAATCTATAATAAAATAAAATGAACATAACAAACGAAAGCATTCAACACGAAGACACTGTTTTGATAGCGGTACTTGGTAAATATTGGGAACGTTCAAAACTCGGACAACAGAAATACGGTACTAACTTAGACCGCACCGACATTGATTTGTTAGGATGGTTAAACCACTTGCAAGAAGAGTTGATGGATGCGACACTTTACATTGAAAAACTTAAACGAGAATTAAAATAATTTACTTAAATTTAAAATAAAAACAAATGGAACAAAGAGAAAACACGGGAGCGATATTCAAGAACGACAAAAAGACGACTGACGCACAGCCAGGATACAAGGGAAAGCTTAACTGGAAAGGCGAAGAAATCGAAATTGCTTTATGGGTAAAAGAAACAGAAAATGGAAAATTCTT